AAAAGATACCGCATCAGAGATGTTGGTAAATAGAAAACTAATGACAAAATTTAAAGTTGCTGTTAATCCTAATAGGAGATTTGTGTTATCAAACAAAACAGCAAGAAACGACGATTCGGATCACTAATGAAAAAGATAGCAGAATGGAAATACGAAAATTTCGGATTATATGAAGGAGTTACAGTTCCTTTAGAAACACCTATGGTAGAATTTAATGACGGTCTTCCAGGTTTATTAGCCGCGGAAAAAGAACCTGAATTAAATAAACCAAAACGTTCAAGCGGAGATAAGAAATATGTTGTCTACGTTAGAAATCCTGACACAGGCAATATTAAAAAGATTGAGTTCGGCGATGAAAAAGGTGGACTTACTGCTAAAATTAACGATAGAGAAGCAGCGAAGAATTTTGCATCCAGACACAATTGCGATACTAAAGATGACAAAATGTCTGCAGGATATTGGGCATGTAGATTACCCAAATACGCAAAAGAACTTGGACTTAAGGGTGGCGGCGATTACTGGTGGTAATAACCCCTATATAGATATAGAAGATATTCGTATCTTTGATGTTGAACAGCCTGACGAAGAATTTGTTTGGCATAGAGATAACGAAGATAGAATGATTGAAGTATTGAATGGTGATGGTTGGCAATTTCAACCTGAAAATTCTTTACCTATATTATTAAAACCTGGGATTGGCTTTATAATAAAAAAAGGCGAATACCATAGACTGATTAAAGGTGTTAACAATTTGGAAGTTAGAATAACCAGATTGTTATAAATAAACATATTAAATTAAAAATTAGGAGTCCTGAAATGGATTGGAAACAAATTATCGAAAGTAAGATTGAAGATTTAGTAATGTCTCGTTTACAAAACGAAGAAGATACTGAATATCAAGAATTCTTTCGTAAAGCATTAGAAAAGTTTGGAGTCGATTCACCAGCTGAATTAGACGATAAGAAAAAGAAAGAATTCTTTGATTACGTCGATGCTAACTGGAAAGGCGACAATGAGAAAGCAGAAGACCTCGATGAGACAGAAGCATCTGATACTCTCGAGACTGATGTAAAGAAAAAGAAATTAGCTGCCTCTAACTGCGGCGGTTAATTCTATTATATAATAGGAGTAAATTATGTTTTTGATTGAATGGTTAAAAGACTTTTTCGGTTTAAACAAAACTCCTGCTAAAGTAGAACCAGTAAAAGTAAAGGCAGAACCTAAGAAGGCTGCTGTTGCTGCTGGTCCTAAAGTTACTAGAGCTGCGTTAAATAAATTAACAAAAGCAGATCTTGAAGCTAAAGGTAGAGAAGCAGGTGTCGAGTTAGACAAAAGAAAAAAGAAAGCCGATTTAGTTGATGAGCTTTTTAAGGCTTTAAAATAAATTAAATTTTTTATTATTAACGTTAATAAAATAAACTAAGGAGAATAACAATGGCACTATGGGGAAAAACAGACACAGCTGCTGATGCACCTAAGTGGCTCGAGGACGATGTTAATAACACTAATAAGTCCAATGACAAAGACAACGCAGTATTCGTTGATTTGACAGAGGCAAGAGTTGCATCTAACAGAGCTAAAGGTCTTACAGGTCCAGGTTGGTGGTTATACCATACAGCTAATGGCCGTCATTTTGCAGAATGTTTGGTACCTATGAAGGTATCACAATCAGATGCTGGTGACTTGGGTGTTACAGGAAATACTGCAGTTGAAGATACAATTGTAGCTGATAGCTAATTCTAAATAGTTAGCCTTTTATTGTTATGAATTTGACGGAATCAACCTTTCTGCTATATGCGATGAAACATTATGACAATCCTCAGTGTACTGAGATGTCAGAGTTTGAAGAGGATATTAAAAGATTTCAATATCTTCGTAAACTATTCAGTCGTTATAGACAAGATAATGAATTAAAGGAAAGGTTGATCCTGAACCATCTCATTGTGATATACAATGTGTTTGGTCCAACAGCAACTAATATGTTGTTTATGAGGTTGCATGAATTCCATGAATATTTAAAACCATTTGTGGAATATTTAAATTACATGCCCGAACTGTTAGTATATGATGATATGATGATAAATTCAAATTCTATTGATGGAGATGAATTTATAAAACTAAGGTTAAAGGAAATCTAAATGATAGTAGACTTATTTTTAGTGTATCAGTTTATTAAAAGGTTAGTCACACCTTTTGATAAGTGGGAAGCTTATAAGCTAGGTATTATTGACGCGAAAGGAAATATCCTTATCAAGCGTAAAGACTTTAGCAAAAATGAGCAGAAGAAAGCATTTGGCAATTTTGACCAGATGATACTGAACATTAAAAAATTATTAGCAAAACTACCAGGCGGACAAACTAAACTAGCAAGTTATGCTACAGCTCTTTGGTTAATTAGAGAGCAACAAAGAATTGATGCAACTAATTATATTACCGAAGAATCAATGCAAGAAGATTTTGATATAGCAATTACTCGATTCTTAGAAGAAAACGAATCAATTATTGCTGAAGCTGCTAAACGAGAAATGGAAGAAGAGCCGACTAATTCTGTCGGCAGTGGAGCAATTGCTGGTTTAGGAGTTGGTCCTGACGGAGAACCCGGTGTTTCTAAAAAGAATATGAAGAAACACAAAAAGCGTATACGCGATATTATGGGTACAGTTAAAATGGAAGATGCAGTTGCACAAGCTCAATTAAAAGCAAGACAAGCATCTGAAATTGAAATTATGAAACAACGTCAAGACAAAGAAAAAGAAAGAATTAAATTAAAACATGCTGCAGAGGCCGAAAGGCAAAAAGCGCAGGATGAAGTAGAAAAAGAAAGAGAAAAGCGCAGGCAAGAACGAGATAAAGAAAGAGCTGCATTAAAGAAAGCACTCGGTTCGGCTGCAGGTTAATTAAAGGAGAAAAAAATGCATAGCTTTAAAAAATGGGAAAACCTTCAAGAAGGTAAATTGACCATGGCTTCACTTAAACCTGGTGCTGTAGCAACACCTATATGGAAAGGCCGCAGTGCACAAAACTACGGTATCAGAGGATTACCAGTATATGACGGTAAGGTAAAGGTTCTTGGAATAGGAATAGTACCTTTCAGAACAAGGGCAGAGAAGAAACATGTAATCGGTAAAGATTACAAAGACGTTCAAACCAAGTACAAAGATATTTGGAAATCAGACGAAATTCGATACGGTCATTTTTGGAGTGCTCAAGGTAGAATGAAAGCTTTCTTTAGTGCAATTGCTCAGTCAGACAAAAGACTTAAAGATGGCTTCGTATGCTGGCTTTGGGAAGTAATAGATGGACCTGATAAAGGTACAATAGATTATTGCTTTATTGATTCCGATGACAGATGGGCAATTGCATTTTCTAATAAATCTGCGGAGTTTGAGTTAGTAACCTAATTAATGGAGAAGTAAAACAATGTTTTTTAGAGACACAAAACTAGATAGAGAAGCTGTATTTGAACAATTAAAAATTGACGAAGGTGTAGTATATGAAATCTACAAAGATCACCTTGGATATCCTACTTTTGGAATTGGTCACTTGGTATTGGAAACAGATCCAGAATACGGCTGGGAAGTTGGTGATCCTGTATCAGAAGAAAGAGTTAAAGAATGCTTCGAAAAAGATCTCGACACAGCAATATCAGAATGTGATAAGTTATACGAAGAAGGGGTCTTTGGAGACTTACCAGACGAAGTACAACAAATCTTGGTTAATATGATGTTCAACATGGGAAGAACAAGATTAAGCAAGTTCAAGAAAATGCACGCAGCAATTCTTGACGGCGATTGGAAAACGGCAGCCGTAGAAGGTCGTGATTCCACATGGTACAAACAAGTTACCAAACGTGCAGAGAGATTAATGTCTCGCATGGAACAAGTATAAATAATTTTTTTAAATAATGAATGGAGAATAAAATGCCAGTAAATGATATTATTTCACAAGCGTTGGATAATAACCCGCTTAACCTCAAAAAGGCTTTTGATGATGAAATGACAACTCGAGTAAGAGCTGCATTAAATCAAAAGTATCAAGACATGACAGCAGGTCATCCTGAAGTCGCAGAAGTTGAAACTATGGCAGCTGAATTGGCTGCTGAACCAGAGACACCAGAGACACCGTCCGAAGAGGATTAATGTTTAACCAAATATTCATCGGAATTATTTTGGTTCTCGGTTTAGGTTCATATTGGTTATATAACGAAAATATTACCCTTAAAGAGAACGCAATCAAATTGGAAGCGGCCGTTCAAGAACAGCAAGCTGCCATGGATGCTATGCGTGAATCTTATGAAAGACAAGGACAATCGTTAGCAAACCTTCAACGTAATTACAATCAAATAGAGCAAGAGAAAGATCAGTATCTTGCTATATTTGCTCGACATAATCTTAACAAACTTGCGGTTGCCAAACCAGGATTGATTGAGCCTACTTTTAATAATGGAACTGCAGAAGTATTTGGAGACATAGAGAATGACAGCAAAGCTATTAGCGAGCTCAATACTCCTAACACTCCTTAGTGGATGTTCAATTCTTGGTTTAGGTACTAAAGAAGTTGAAATAGTAACCAAGCCGGTTAAAATAGAAATTATTCAACCAACTTTGCCAAGAGCTATTAATTTAGAAAATCCTAAATGGTATGTTGTATCAGAAGCAGTAATTGCCAATCCTTGTAAGGCTATCCCTACGGGTGAGAATAATGACGATGGTACCCCTAAAACTCGAAGACCGAAGGATTGTACATTAGAGGAACGCGAGCATCCAGAATGGCCTGTAGGGTACACCTATCTTGACAAATTTTTGGATGAAATGAAAAAGCTAAACAATGGTGATGTTGTATTTGTTGCCATGACGATCGGCGATTATCAAATGATGTCCACCAATGTACAAGAAATTCGAAGATACATTCGCGAATTAGGTGAAGTAATTGTTTATTATAGAAACGTTACTATTGACGGAGAACCTGCTGCAGGTTTGGCCGTAGAAAAAAGTAACAATAATTAATCTCATATTAACCTTTCTAAGCTCCGCCACATAATAAATATCCATTGACAAATAATGGATTCTGTGATATAATAACTATCAATGGAGAAGTTATGTCGGAAGACCTAAACCACGTCAAAACAGATATTGCCTTAATTAAGAAAGATATTCAATCAATTGGAAAATTCTTTGATAAGGTCGATACTGCTGTAGAAGGGATGCAAGATATTGCGAAATCTCTGGCTGTTCAGCAGCAGATCATGGAGAATTTTCAACAAAAGATTGAATACATGGATGAAAGACTTGCGGACCAAAGACGCATGAACATGGAAGCTCGCCTTGCCATGAAAGAAGAACTTGACGAGTATAAAGAAAACTTCAAACTCGATATGCTCAAAGCAATGGAGCAAGGTAAAGAACAACATCGAGTAATGGCGCAAGAAACAAAAGAGGCGCACGAAAGAAGACATGCAGAAACTTTAGCAATTATTGATAATATAGTACGTGACGTTAAAGATAAAGTAAATATACAAGAACAACAAATACGATCCTTAGAAAATCTTAAATGGTGGTTACTTGGTGCATTTGCCATTATCACTTTCATTTTAAACTACGCTGACCTATCAGTTATTTTTCAAAAGTAGTTGACATTTAACTTAAACTGTATTATAATAGCTGCAAATTGAAATAACTTGGATTTTATATTATGATTGACTTTGTAGATATTCAATATGCCCAGTCATTGGCTGGTCGTTTGGATATGTTCAAAATTAGACATCGTAACCCATATAAGATAAACTTTCGTTGTCCTATATGCGGCGATTCAAAGAAAAGCAGATCAAAAGCAAGAGGTTGGCTCCTTGAGAAAGACAACTCCTTGTTCTATTATTGTCACAATTGTGGAGCAAGTCATTCCTTTTCCAATTTTCTCAAGGTAGTCGACCCGCTTTCTTATAATGATTATATAGCAGAAAAATTCATCAGCCATGCAAATAATTCTCCTAGAGTTGAATCTACTACTCTGGATGAGGCTAAATTTGAACAGCCTAAATTCTCTCATAATGATCCATTAAAAAAATTAAAAAAGATCTCCCAACTCGATCATTTACACCCAGTAAAGAAATATATAGATAAAAGGAGTATTCCTACTAAGCATCATTACCGTCTTTATTTCGCACCAAGATTTAAAGAATGGATTAACGGAATCATTCCAAATAAGTTCGAGAACGTAAAGAAAGACGAGCCTCGCTTAGTTATTCCTTTTTTAGACAAAGACCGAAAATGTTTCGGAGT